CTGAGAGTTCCATCCTCGTTAAGTCAAAGGGATCTCGCAGATCACGAAATACAGCCTCTAACGACCGCTGATGGTCCACCTCGACGCCCATGGCTCGTGCGAACTGGTCTCGACAGGTATCAGAAATAGGAAGAGGATCGACATTCAAGAGAGATTTATCACCGTCAAGGTAGGTTTGGTATCGCCAGTCGTCTAACAGATGGAAATGCGCTGGACCGGGCCCTAGCAAGCGCAACATCTTCTGAAAGTACTCTTGGAGAACGGGTACTCCGCGTGCTAGGTGTGCTTCACACATCACCACTGCTCGCAGGAACTTTCGCCCTCCCACCGGCTCTCCCAAGTGCTTATGGGATATGAAGGTACGCCCCAACGCCCGGACATGGTCCCTCACCATCACGCCTCCGCCAGTGGTTAGTATCGGATGGGATTGACCAAATTTGATTCCAACGAACTCGCTCGTGCTGAACTCGAAAGTAAGTACGTGTCCGCACAAAACGAAGAAATCTCTAAGTGATCGCTCCGCGTCCTCAACATTACTCGCATCAACGATAACCACAGCATCATCGCCGTCCACAACGAACTCGAACGGGTAACTGCGATCTTCCAAAGATGCCACCAACATCAAAAGCATCTGTAGGGAATTTCCACCCCCGGTGTTAACATCACCTGAAGCCCTGCCGCCAAAAAGACTATATTTAACTCCAGAACGCGTTCGCCCCTTCATCGTTAATTGTTTGTCTAATAGCGACCGGAACTCCCGGGACTTATTCCACCGTCGGTATACTAATCCCTCCAGCCTCTGCATCTCCTCCCTTACATGGGCGTCAAACCGTGAGCAATCTATGCCGATTGCATAGGGATTCTTGAATTGTGACCACTTGTGCTTCAAGAGAGCATAGCGTTTTGGTCCATTCAATCCTTTAGCAATCACACGGCTCGGTTGCTGGATTTTCTGGCATTTTAGGGATCTCAGACTCAACAAACGATGTTCACACGGCAAATAGTGGGACATGAAAGCAGCATTGAACTTAAAGCTTCGGAACTGGATCATACGTGGCGCCTTAGCCTCAGCAGCTATGTCTAATTTCTCGGCCTTAACAAAGGCTTCAAGCCGAAAATCATCACTACTAAGTCCACATACTTTAAGCTCCTCCACCGCTCGCTCGTACCGCAATCGTTTTGCCCCCCCGTAAGCCTTAGGAACATCGTCTAGAGCCATTGGGGTGATCTCCCCATAGTCCAGTTTCCTAGCCACCCGCCGTGCCACAGCCTGACATCTCGTCCTGCCAACCTCATCCACCGGTCCAACCTCCATCAAAACCCGTCCAGCGAGTCCACGAACCTCATTATGGACACAACCGCGATGTATTAACATAGGAAATCTAAAACCAACCGGCTGGTAAGCACAAAAGAGGCGTCTAGGGTCGGAATAGCTGGGACAGGCACCTGCTTTCTTCCA